TCATCGACTGGCACTTTGAACTGGATAAATACTGTCAATGGCACTTACATTTTCATGGTAACCGTTACCAATGAATATGGTTGTGTTTTCGGCCAGCAGGAAGTTACATTAACAATAAATTGCGGAGGTTAATTAACTAAACATGGAAGAGTTAATCGGGGTACTCCTATCTAAGTTGCTCGATCGGGAAATCCGTGAAGGCAGGCACGAATATATTGAATATGCTCGTGAGAAAGCCGAAGAATTGGAGTATCACTTCGAGAACGAGTATCCCGAAAAACTCCTTCGCACCCAACATCCGAGTGAAGAACCTTGGATGAAGGAGTACAGAAGGCGTAGATGGCAAGCACCTACCACCACTGCCACAGGAAGGGTTTACACCTTCTTGCAAAAGATTCAGCAGGCTGATGATTTTAAGATAAAGTTTGAGTCTGACTTTCAGAAGACAGGCATAGCAGAGCGCATAGGACTCAATGACAACACTCTTGAATATTATGTCAAAGATGAACTGCCAAAGACTGGCAGCCTTGAGACATGGCTCTTTAATGTGTTTTTGAAAACCTATCTGATGGATGCGAATGCGGTAGTGGTGACATTGCCGGACTATGAAGACTTTGTAGAAGACCCATCAGGCACTACTACTCTAGACTGGTCAAGACCTTACCCTCAGATTATTGAATCAGAAGATTTAATCTGGGAAGAGGAGGACTTTGTCATCACTAAGGTTGATGAGTATGTAGACATGAATCGCAAGAAGTGGGATCAGTTTCTCTGCATCACCACTCAGGGATTGATGTTATTCAGGCAGGTCAATCTATACACCTATGACCAGCCATTCCAGGTCTTCATTCTGCCCTATGAGTTTGGCTATTTGCCAGCTTGTAAGGTTGGCAACATTATTTACGAAGAAGAGGATGGCAAATTAGTCTATGATTCGGTGCTTGCTCCTTGCCTACCGGCATGGAATGAAGTGCTATTCAGAACTGATGACCTTAACATACTTTGGGCAATGCATGCCCTGCCTCAAAAGTGGGCATTGAAGATGTCACCCTGTAAGACCTGCAATGGCACAGGGATAAGGACAAATAGGAAGGAGGAGAAGGTCAGCTGTAATGACTGCTCAGGCTCAGGCAGGGCAAGCAGCTCACCATTCGGCCTAATGGAGATTAACATTGACCGGGTGAGTGCAGTTAATCCTACTCCACAGATTCCACCAGTGCCTCCGGCTGGCTACATAGAGAGGCCAGTAGAGACAGTTAAATTGTTTCAAGAGGACATATTACAAAAGGAATTTCAAGGCTTCAAAGCCATAGGTCTGGAATTGCTCAGCCAGATACCAGCTGCTCAGTCTGGCATAGCCAAAGAGTATGACCGAAAGGAGCTAAACACCTTCTGCTTTTCGGTGACCGTTCATCTGGCACAGATTTATCGCAAGGTCTGCTTTTACATCATGCTCCAGAGGTATAATGCACTTTTTGCATCTTCCTTGATGGACAGCGACAAGATACAGGCTGCACTTCCGCAAATCACTGTGCCTACTGACTATGATGTGATGACTGCCGACATGGTATCAGAGCAGCTCAAGAAGGCAGTGGATAGCAAATTTAATCCATTGATTACTGCCGGGATTGAGATGGACTATGTCGAGAAATTGTACGGAGAGAATAGCATTCAAAAGACCTATCTCAAGCTCCTGAGCAGCCTTGATCCACTGCCATTCAAGACCACAGATGAAAAGACTGTGTTGCTCTCCAGCAATGGCTGCTCTCAGCTCGATTACATCCTAAGTGCTAACCTTGCAGCATTTATCATGCAGAAAGTGGAAGAGGATGCGACATGGTATGATAAGCCATTCGCTATCCAGAGGGCAGAGGTTTATGCTATGGCAGCAGAGAAGCAGTCTCAGATTAGGTCAGGAATTGTGCCATTGATGGACAATGATGTTGAGCCAGGTTCAGCAGCAGAGGAGGCTGACAACTTAGGCAAGCTACCACTTGCAATTCAGCAGCTATCACTTGCTGCTGAGAGAGCAGGTAAGGCAGGCAACACTGCACTTTTTGAAACACTCAATGCCAAAATCAATAAACTTCTGGGTGAAATTGAATAATAGTGGCAACACCTACTGAGTTAATCAAGCAAATTCAGGAACTTCAGCTGGCAATTGAAAGCCGGATGGATGATGCTCTGCCCAGGGTATTCAGCAAGTTATCCGATCAGGTAATTGACCTTGCCTCTAATCTGTCACTTGATCCCAAGGACAGAGCCAAGTCATTGAAGGAGCTGATAAAACTCAAGAAAGAAATTGCTGACACTATTGTTACTAATGCTCCTTACCAGGCACAAGTGTCTGAGGTCATCAAGGGCTTTGAAATGCTTTCGGAGCTAAGCAATGAATACATCACTGTGGCATTAGGTGACTTCAGTGAAAAGAAGGCTCTCTATAAGGCTATCCTTGAGACTAACATAGCCACAACCAAGGATGCTCTGCTTGGTGCTGGCATCAGGGAAAACTTTGGCACAGCAATTCAGGAAGTACTAAAGGATAACATTGCAGGCATAGGCACAAGGTCTGAACTCAACAAGACATTAAGGCGATTTATTGAAGGCACTCCAGAGGAGTCAGCATTTCTGAATAGGTATATTAAGCAGACAACTAATGATGCTGTGATGACCTTTAACAGTGAGTATATCCAGACTATTGCGGAGGATTTGGATGTAGAGTATTATCTCTATGCTGGCACTGTCATAAATGACTCCAGAGCCTTCTGCGTTTCAAGGTCAGGCAGATACTTTACCACTGACCAGGTCAAAGCCTGGGCCAATCTAAAAGGCTGGGATGGCAGAATGAAAGGCACTAACAGCAGCACCATCTTTATTTACCGAGGAGGCTATAATTGCAGGCATCAGCTTTGGCCTGTGAGTCAGGAGCAGTATGAGGCTGCAAAGGAGAAGGGCAGAGCAGGTCTAAGATGATGGGGACACATTGTCCCCAGGTGACTACAACTTGTAGGCAACCTGTTCCAATTTGTCACAATTTCACCCTACCTTTTCACCCTACTTTCCTTCCCTATAAGCTAAAAGTAGGGAGATAGGCTTTAAATGTCTCTGCTCGATTACATTTCGGAGGCCATAGCCTAAGTTTTGCTGAACCATGACAGCAGCCATGCTTTGCTTTCTGATATAGCCTTGTAGAATTACCTCTGCTGCCTGTTCAATTGCCCAGCATAGGATGTAGACATCAGCCTTCAGCTCATCATTTAAATTGAAGACTAACTTCCCGGTCTTGTACTTGGTGGTCTTGACATCAATGTTGTAGTCATCCATCATTAGGTCTGTACCTCCATCACCTTCCAGACCGCAAGACATATCCATTGGAATCTTGAGAGCCTTACTGACAGCATACTCCCCCATCACACCGAGCATATCAGCTGTCTGCTGGTCATTTCCCCAATGCTTCTTATAGCGGTTAGGGTTGGCCTGATCCTTCAGGAAGTGCCTGCCATTGGCAAGCACCCGGAGCAGCTCCATTTCTCTCTGCGTGAATGTTATCTTCAATGCTCATAGTGGATTACAAAAGTAAGTGATAATAAACGATATTTGAGCATGAAAAAGGCAAAGACAGGCAGCACTCCGGTGGCTAAGATTAGCTTTGGCAAGCGCAGAGAGGGTAAGCATAGCAAGAGCAGAAAGCCAAAGGCAGCAAGGCAGAAGTCATATAAAGGACAAGGCAGATAATGGCTGAGAAAAAGTTTCAAAAGAAGGTCAATGGCAAAACGGTCAAGTTCGGTGCTAAGGGCTATTCCATTGCACCAGGCACACCGAAAGGTGATGCTTATTGTGCGAGATCATCAGGGATACCCAAATGCAAGGGGAAGAAACCTTGCCCTAATGACTTGAGCAGACAAGCTTGGGGCTGTGTTGGTAAAAAGTCAGTGAAAAGTGCTGCTAAAAAATTTACCAGAACTAAGTAACTTTACGCAATGCAACTGAAGTATTTTAAGCTTTCTGAATTTGACTCACCAGATGCTCCTGGTTCGGGAAGCAACATGAAAGAGGAGTTCTTGACTAAGCTGGACAAGGCCAGAGAAATTGCTGGTGTTGCCTTCCGGATTAACTCAGGATTCAGAACTCAGGCTCATAATATCAGTTTAAAAAAAAGAGGATATAAAGCAGTCAGTAACTCTCCACATCTGGGAGGCTGGGCTGCTGACATCCATTGCAATGATTCGGTCAATAGGCTCAAGATAGTTCAGGCACTGCTTGAGGTTGGCTTTGTCCGCATAGGAATTGCAGGTACATTTATCCATGTTGATTGTGATCCAACGAAGCCACAGTCGCTCATCTGGACATACTAATGACAAACGAAATTAAATCTGAGCTGGTCAAATTCATGGGTGATTTGCCTGCCTACGGAGCAATCTTAATTACGAATTTGACAAACCCTGATATTCAATTTTACAACGAGCTGGAAGCCTGGGCATACTCACATGGCTGGGCAGTAATTTTACTTTATCGTTTAGGAGTAATTATCTATGACATCCACAAGCGCATGATGCAAAAAGATTTGTGGGAGGATGAGAAAGGAGAAGTCAGGATGATGACTGGCTATGAAAAAATTTGGGTTGAAATCAAAAAGTTAAGAAAGAAATGACAGTGTCAAGAGAAACTATTTTTGTCCTTCTGCTCATGGTTGGCTATGTTGCAGGTGATGTGTATTTCGCAAAGCAAGCACACCAGAAGCTGGATAAACTTGTCCAGGACAACGAGAATTTTACCACAGCAGCATTGTTCAGAGTTGCCCGGTGCGAGGCAAGAATTGATAGCATTAAAGCTCAGACAAAGGCAGTGGCAGAATCAGTTATCTATGTTGACTCAGTTGCCACCACTAAGACAGGCAAATCGGAGAGAGCAGAGAGGAGGGGCAGATTTGTAGGTGGCCTGCTTAAGGGATTAATCCCTGGTCTATGATTCGCAATACCTTCGGCAAGCGGATGCAAGTGTATGCCTACACCTGCACCACTGCTGTGCTGATTGGGTTGCTTTTAGGAGTGGGTTACCTCTATAAGATTAATCAGGTGCAAGCATCGGATTCGGTGCTGATGTTTATTCTGGCTCAGGTTCTTGGATCATGGGCAGCACTTACAAGTAAGATTTTCCGCATTACCTCAGCAGGCTCAGAGAAAGCTCAGAATAATTAACTTTGTCCTTATGAATTGTCTCCAGAACTACATCGGACTAAAGGGCTGCACCACAGGTGAGCCATTGTCTGGCCTATACATCAATGACTATCCGGGCATGAGTTCGGAGTTGCTTGATAAGATAGCCACACCGGAGCAGATAAGCTATGTGGGCATGTGGAACTCAGCCCAGAATGTGAGTTATGTAAGGATAAAGAGAGACATTCAATCAGCCCTATATAGCGCAGCAGAGGCTCAGCTGGATCAGGTTCTATTCCAGACTCGCAAGCAGTTCGTACAGCAGTGGCAGCAAGTGCAGACAGTTCCGGCAGAGGCAATTCTTAAAGGAGCATTTGTGAGCATTCAAGGCAGCAAGTATCTGTCATTAAGAGTAAAGCAGATATACATCTACAATGCCGGTGCGCCTGTTAATAACATTGACTGGTACATTTATCAAACTCAGGATGGCAAGCTGCTGGATAGTGGCACAGTTGATCTGGTTGAGGGCATGAACTATGTTCCGGTGAACAATGAGTTCTACTCCGACTTTGATAAGATCAACATCATGGTGGCGGTTGATTGCACAAATCTGCCAACCACAACAGGCATGTTCACCGACTGGGGCTGGAATCAAATGGACATTGAGTGCGCTACTCGCTTCACCTACCTATGGCGCAATGGCTGGAGCATCTTCCCCGTGACTGCTCCGCTTGGCTATGGCTTCGGAGATAGCTGGAATCAGGACAGCAGCCAGTCAGGAATATACATAGATGCCCAACTACTCTGCTCACTTGATAGCTTCATCTGCCAGCAGAAGGAGTTTCTTTTGGATGCCTGGGCAAACCTACTATGCTACCAGATACTTTGGCAGAAGGTAGCCAGCCCCAGAGCTAACTACTTTGCTCAGGGCAACCGGGAATTTACCGAGAGGGCTATGGCTACTTTTCTTGATGGCTACAACCAATCACTTGCTATCTGGGCAAGGCAGCTGAATCTAAGAGGTGAAGGTCTGTGCTTTAATTGCGATAATGCTGGCCTGATTCAGCAGGGATTTGTGAGGCCATAAGGCATAAACTTACGGCAGGTACGGACAATTGCCGTACAATGTTGTCACAAAAGTTGCCGATATTTGCGACAATAAGACCCCTCACGCCTCTTCACAATGCGCACCCGGAGGGGTTTTCGATTTATCCAAGAACATACTTGAGCATCTTGTCTCCTTGGTGCATGGCAAATTCCTTATACACCAGAGTGCCATCAGCTATAAGTGGCTCAATGACTTCATACCTGATGTAGCCATCATCAAAAAGGAATCGACCATAAGAAGGCTCAAAATAAACTGCTTCCCTAAATGGATTGCGTAAATCAAACTTATGTGTTTTTTGTCGCTCCTCATTGATAGAGTCAATGATGTACTGCTGTTGTGTTTCTATGTTTATCATAACTTATTTATTTCCCTATTCAAATACCACTGTGCTTTCTTTAAGTCCTCCAGATTGCTGCCCTTCTTGCCTGCTCTGCTTATGTACTTCACAACATTGCCCAAATTAAAGCCAAGCTCCCATGCCTCTATGACCTTGATTGCCTCATAGGTGTTGTCTGCTCCTCCATAGTGAGCAGGATGATCTACTGACTGCAATGGCTTCTCCTCCGGCTGATTGTCTAAGTAGCTGCTGATGATGTCTCCCATAGTTAAGGATAATAAAAAACTGGTTTAGGAATATTA